TACCCAACATGGGCTGATGAGATTTCATTAAGTATTATTTCTAAAGGTTATTTATTACCTGAAGAAGATATGTTTAAAGCTTTTACTAGAGTTAGTAAAGCAGCATCACGTAGACTAAAACGTAAAGATTTACAACCCTATTTCTATGAGGCAATGGTTAAAAACTGGTTATGTTTGGCCTCACCTGTATTCTCAAATATGGGAACAGAAAGAGGAATGCCTATCTCATGTTTCGGAATTGACGTAGATGATTCTATTGAAGGAATAGCCCACTCAAACTCAGAACTAATGCGCTTATCATCACAGGGAGGTGGTGTAGGTATTGGTTTATCTCGTATTAGAGGTAGAGGCAAACCCATTAAAGATAATGGAGTAAGTGAGGGAGTAGTACCTTGGGCTAAAATATTTGATTCTACTATTTTAGCAACAAACCAAGGATCAGTTCGTAGAGGAGCGGCCTCAGTTAATTTATCAATCCATCATCCTGATATTGAAGAATTTTTAGGAATTAGAAGACCTAAAGGAGACGTAAACCGACAGTGTCTAAATCTTCATCAATGTGTTGTAATTGATGATTTATTTATGAATCAATTAGAGGAAAGAGATCCCAAAGCATTAAAGTTATGGGGTGAAATCCTTAAAACTAGATTAGAGACAGGTGAGCCTTACATAATGTATGAGGATAATATAAATAACGCGAATCCTCAAGCATATAAGCAGAATAATTTGAAAGTCACCATGACTAATATCTGTTCAGAGATAGCGCTTTATACCGATGAACTTCATTCATTTATCTGCTGTTTATCATCTCTTAATCTAGCTCGTTGGGATGAATGGAAAGATTATAAGTTTGAAAATGGGATGACTTTACCAGAATTATCTACTTGGTTTTTAGAAGGAGCATTACAAGAATTTATTGATAGAGCTAAAAATATTAAATTCTTTGAAAACACAGTAAGATCGGCTCAAAAAGGTAGAGCAATTGGTTTGGGAGTATTAGGATGGCATACGTTTTTACAATCTAAAAACTTGCCTTTTGTAGGATTACAAGCAGATGCTTATACAAGACAAATATTTAACTTTATTGAAACTGAAGCATTAAAAGCATCTAAAGATCAAGCCAAAGAATATGGAGAACCTGAATGGTGTAAAGGAACTGGACTAAGACACACACATCATCTAGCTATTGCTCCTACAGTATCAAATGCTCATATTTCAGGTGGTGTATCACCATCAATTGAACCCATTCCTGCTAATGTATATAATTTAAAAACAGCAAAAGGAGTATTCATTAAGAAAAATCCAATGCTTGAAAAAGTACTAGAATCTAAAGGCTACAACATTGATAGTGTTTGGGATCAAATTTTAAAAGATCAAGGCTCAGTTCTAGGATTACCTAATTATATTCTATCGGATGATGAAAAAGAGGTATTTTTAACTTTTAAGGAAATTAATCAATTAGAAATTGTGAGACAAAACGGGATACGTCAAAAATATGTTGACCAAGCTATTTCATTAAATTTATCATTTGATCCAAACGATACCCCCAAATGGATTTCACAAGTACATAAAGAAGCCCATAAATTAGGTATTAAAACTTTATATTATTTAAGAACTGAATCTGTATTAAGAGGAGACAACTTACAGCGTACTGCCGATAGTTGTGTATCATGTGAGGGCTAGTGGGTCTTTAATCTTTTTCATATATTTATGATAAAATAAACCAAGTTTATTTATATTAAATCCATGAGCCTAGAAAATTTTCAGAAAAAAATAGGAGTAAAACCGGACGGGAGTTTCGGACCTGCTACTTTAAAAGCAGGAATGGAATATTTAAGTTTATCTCCTGAACAAGCCTCTCATTTTTTCGCTCAAACCTCACATGAGACTGGGAATTTTAAGATATTTACCGAAAACCTTAATTACAGTGTACAAGGTTTACTAATTACTTTTAAGAAATATTTCCCCACCCAGGACATAGCCATTCAATATGCTAGAAATCCTGTTAAAATAGCTAATAAAGTTTACGCCAATAGAATGGGTAATGGAGTTGAAACCTCAGGAGATGGATGGAAATATCGAGGAAGAGGAGCTCTCCAATTAACCGGTAAATCTAACTACCAGGCATTTTCAGATTTCGTAAAAGATCCTACTATAATGGCAAACCCTGATAAAGTAGCTACAGATTATGCATTTGACTCAGCTATTTTCTTTTTTGAAAAGAATAAACTATGGTCAATATGTAACAAAGGAGTGAACAAATCTACAATTTTAGAATTGACTAAAAAAATTAATGGAGGAGTAAATGGTCTTATAGATAGAGAGGAGAAAACCTTTAAGTTTTATACTTGGTTAACAAAATGAAATATAAGATAACATATAAAATGAAATTAACAACTTTAGTAATATTCCTATCCTCAATTACTACTTTTATTACTACATATTTTTTCAATCTTACTATGAGTAATTATGAACAATACCTAGCATTAACTACAGTAGTTTTTGCTGATGGATTTTTCGGAATACTTGCAGGAATAAAAAGAGAAGGATTTAAAACATATAAAGCACTCAGAATAGTTAGAACTTTAATTACATGGATAGTTTTACTAACTATTATTTTAATTGTAGAAAATGGAATAGAAGGGGCAGGATGGTTAAGTGAGACTATCTTAATTCCATATATAGCATTTGAAATGATAAGTATACTAAAAAATGCATCTATGGTAGGTCTTATACAGGCGGATTTACTAAACAAAATTTTAGATGAAATAGATAAACATAAAGGTTATAGAGAACCTACCTATACAAATAAACCTAAAAGAGGAAGAAAACCAAAACAATCGGAAGAAGAATCTCACAGTAGGTGGGAATAAAGTATTGCTATGAAAAAATCTTACTTATTAAGAATAATTAGAGAGGAAATTCTAAAAGAAATAAAAATTTCCTCACCTAGTACCTCGGAATTAGCTAAAGCATATGCTAAAATTAAAGAGTATATAAAAAATGGAAGTAAAGGTGCTTTAGATTTAAGTGAGACACCTATTCGATCATTACCTAATGGACTTAAGGTTGCAGATTATTTAGATTTAAGGGGTACACCTATGCAATCATTACCTACTGGACTTGAGGTTGGAGGTTTTTTAGATTTAAGTAATACATCTATTCAATCATTACCTAATGATCTTAAGGTTGGAGGTACTTTATATTTAAATAATACACCTATTCAATCATTACCTAATGGACTTAAGGTTGGATATTTTTTAGATTTAAGTCATACACCTATTCAATCATTACCTAATGATCTTAAGGTTGGAGATTATTTAGATTTAACGGATACACCTCTTTCTAGAAAATACACTAAAGAGCAAATTAGAGAGATGGTACCTGGAGTTAAAGGAGGGATATCTTTATAAAACATAAAAAATATATTATTATGTTATATTTAATCTTAGGAAGCTTATTAGCAGGGGTTATAATTTTTATAAAAATTTATATTGTATTAAAAAATATAATAGCAACTATAAATTCTCAACAAACTTTTATAATTAACTTATCTATTTCAATATCAGAAATAAAAACAGATATAGAAAATCTCAAAACCCATTCTGATAAAGAACAAGCCCAAATAATAGATAAATTTAATTTAAGATTAGAAGAATTAAAATCTTATTCTGATAATAAAGATAATCTTATAAAGATAGGTTTAAATAAAACCATTAAACAAATAAATAATGGTATTTATTTAGAGGAATTTGATTTTTAAAAAAATATTTATTATATTTACAATAAAAAAAAGTTATGGAAGAAAATCAATCACAAGAATTAATTAATCAATTAATTACTCTTTATCAACTAAAAGAAGATCTTTGGAAATATCATCCTGCCAATAAAAACAAAAATGATATAATTAAGGATTATTTTAAAGTTGAGCAAGAAATTGCTTTAATTGAAGAAAAGATTAATCAAGATTAATTTTTATGAATAAACCTTTAGTTTCGCATGAGGTTCCATTTTGTTTACTAAATGAGAGTCTTAAATTTAATGATTACCAATATTGTCTTCCTCATTTAATGGATGAGAATGAAGAATATAAGAATTTTTTCCTTGAATATCGGAAACAAAAAGACAGCTATATAATCATGGATAATTCACTCCATGAATTAGGTAAAGCATATAATACAGATCGTTTATGGTACTGGGTTAATACTCTTAATCCAAATGAATTTATTATACCTGATGTATGGGAGGATAAAAACAAATCTATAATAAATGCCAAAACCTGGAGTCAAACTATATTTCCAGAAAATGTAACCAAAATAGCGGTAATACAGGCTTTAGATATAGAAGAGGCTATGACTTGTTATCAAACTTATAAAGATTTAGGTTATAAAAAGATAGCATTTTCTTATGGGGCCTCTTATTACAACAAAATATCTAACCATCCTAATAAAGATATAGGAAAGGCTTTAGGAAGAATTCAACTTATAAGCTTTTTATATAAAAATAATATAATTTCTGATAAAGATGAGATTCATTTATTAGGTTGTTCTGTCCCTTCTGAATTTGGCTGGTATAAAGATATGCCTTTTATTAAATCTATAGATACCTCTAATCCTATTATGGCAGCTATAGAGGGAAATAAATATAGTTTTGGGGGGATTCATAAAAAACCATTAACTAATATGAATTCTATACAAGATATAGAATTTGATAAAATAGATTTATCATTAATATGGTATAATGTTTTAATGTTTCGTGAAATAAATAATTTATTAAAGTTATGATAGAATTTTTAAGACATACTTTTGGGTTCTGTGGTGAACCTCATTTTAATTTTTGGCATATAATTTTTGGAGGAACAGGTTTGGCTTCCTCTATAGCTTATATTAAATTTAGATTATTTAAAAAAGTAAAATAATATGAGATATACTCTATCTAACTCATTCTCAGAAAATGAATGGCTTACCGCAATAGAAAAACTTAACAACAAGATGGCTCGTTTGAGGCTTTCTCAAGAAGACGAAGAAACTATAAAACAAATTGCTAATAAATTATGAAAAAACAAAAAGATCATATAGTAGTTTCATTAAGTGGAGGAATGGATTCAAGTACATTACTCCTTAGATGTTTAAAAGAGTATAACAATGTAACTTGTATCTCTTTTGACTATGGGCAAAAACACCGAGTTGAACTTGAAAGAGCCCAATCATTGGTACGATATATCAATGATAACCCACTTAGGGTATTTCATCATGATCATATTGCAGGTGGGTTTGAAGAAGCATATCCTTTGATAAATTATCGAGTTATTAAACTAGATGGTTTAGTTGATTTACTTAATTCCGCTTTAGTAACAGGTGGTGATGAAGTACCTGAAGGACATTATGCTGAAGAAAATATGAAAGCAACAGTTGTACCTAATCGCAATAAAATATTTGCCTCTATTGTACAAGCAGTTGCACTTTCAATTGCAGATAAAACAGGTAAAAATTGTGATATTGCGATGGGGATTCACGCCGGTGATCATGCAATTTATCCTGATTGCCGTCAAGAATTTAGAGATGCAGATGATCATGCTTTCCGAATAGGTAATTGGGGTTCTGAAAAAGTAAATTACTTTACACCATATCTTGAAGGAAATAAATTTACTATCTTACAGGATGGAGAAAAATTATGTAAAGAGTTAGGATTAGATTTTAATGAAGTATACTCACGTACAAATACATCTTATAAACCAATTCAAATATGGGTTCCCTGTGATGATGTTGAAGATATGGATTGTTTAAAGTGGTTTAGTGATTACAAATCGGCATCATCCGTTGAACGTGTAGAAGCATTTATTAAACTAGGACGTCCTGACCCCGTAAAATATGCTGACGAGACCGGTCCTGTATCTTGGGAACATGTAGTTAAAGAAGTAACCAAAGTATTAGCCAACCATGAGTGATGGACTTTACGAAGCACTTAAAGGAACATATTGGGAGAAAGATAAGACTACTATAAGTCCTCCCCCTAAATTAACCTTTTGGCAAAAAATAAAAAAT